ATAAACTTGAGAAGGCTCCGATCCTCAGCGAGAAACGTCATTATTAACTCATAGGCAGCATCGAGTGCGTTGTCATGTTCTCCAGTAACGTACAATGTCAAGGGTATTTCTTCAGACCATGCCGATACTGTATTCAAGGTATATCCGGCGCGATACCTCTTTCCATTTTTGGTGTCTGCCGACTGAATTGTGAGCAGATACTTCAGATTTGTGTCTGTAATGAAAGATGCCGGCAAAATCGTTTCCATGATGTCAGAGAGAGTGGGCGCCGGGCAAATCGTGCATGTCTCTACTGTGTCCGGTAAGAAAAACCACTGTGCAAAATCCTTCTGAACTGCGATTGGCTTATTATTCTCCAACCGCATCCATACCATACTTGCTTGGGATAAGTCGACACGTTCTCGTTGGAGTCTATAGACCTGCTTTTTAGTCAGGTTTTGTCTGTTATTCATAATCTTTTACGTTTGAGGGGTTAAACATTGGGAGTGGTAGCCAGCCAACTACTTGCTCATAATGTGCAATAGCCTTGAATACTATCGGGGATTTGAAATCTGTTATCTCTTTTCTGCTGGCCCGCATAACTCGTACTGAGATTTTCTCAGTGATACCGAGCAACGCCACGAGGACTCTCTCTCCGTCATTCGGCATAGAGACGAGGGGATTTCTCCACCTCGGATTACTTGCCTCATTCTCACAGCCAGCGATGTATGCTCGCTCTATCTCGGCATCTACTATTCTCGTGAATTTGGCTCTTGTCTCATCGGCATACTTTTGAGCCTCTTTCTCTCGCTCTATTTTGATTGATGTTGCCATACTTAACTTACTCTTACTGGGTCAGTCGTGATTATTCTATACCACTTGTGGCCGTCTATAGTCGTGGGGTTCTTGGCCAGCATGAATGTAGCGGCTCTTGTTGCTCTGACTTCATTCAGGAGCAGGTGCGCCGGCCGGCGAGATATGAAACACAGGCGGTCTTGATGTCCGCCTTGATTACTCAGCTTGTGCAACCTGAAACCTTGCAGTCCACTATCAAATGTGATGTACCACTTATTACTTTTCTCATCTTTGGCCACGAGCACCTCTTGACCGTTTTTCAGATCGAGTTCTAACCGTACAAGGTCATTCAGATAGAAACCGCCACTTTTAAGGTTGACGTTAACGAGCCATTGGGTCATGGGAGTACCCTTTCGGACTGAGCTTTTATCAAACTTTGTTAATTCCATATCGAGGCAATCATAAAGCCATCGCAAATCTGGCTTGGGTTTTACTTTGAACTGATTGGTATATATCCTTTACCTGAGTGGTATTCAGACCCAGCGCGTCTGCTGTATTCCTAATCGAAACTCCTTTTACTCTCATTTGGAAAATTGTCTCTTGTAGGTCTGAGAATGTGGCATGAATAAAACTGCTGATAGTCTTTGCCTGGGTGTAGTCTGCGGCCGGAATTTCATCGTTTGATGAGTCTGGGAGCAGAGCAAAGAAAATCTCGTCTGGGTGGCAGAGGACAAAACTATCGCTGAAATGCTTTTTCGAGAGGGCGTTATATGCTATGATAAACTCCCTTCTAAATTCTTCTGATTGTGGCTGAATAGCCTTGCTTGATATGACATAGAGGTACGCATCGTGAAATGCGTCCTCGTTGAATTCTGATTGCGCTTTCATACTGTTCTTGAGAGCCTGATAGTTTCTCGAGAACCAATCATCAAAAGCGACTTTGACCGGGGCGTTTCGTTTAGGTTTTGTCATGGCGCTTAGGTAATTTCTAAATGCTTATGAATGTAGTCCTCTGTAACCCTATGGCACTCGTCGATATATTCTTCGTTGTTGACCATGAAATCTGAGAGACCGGCAAACTCCGGGTGGCAGACCAAAGCTGCGAAATCGCTTGCTTTCTTTCGGATCTCATCAACAAGAGGGAAAAGACTGCAACCCTCAAGACCGAGAGCGTTCAGTGTGTCTTTGAGGTCATGTCCGCAGTCAGTCAGGAAATCGGCCGCAAGGTGTAGAGCGACCATTTTCTCTGCAATCTTATGCTTTTCGAGAGTTTCCTTATCAATCAATTCAGCGAGTTTTCGTGGCTCGTATGCCTCTGCCTCCTCAATCTGGGCCTCAAGTATTTTTATCTTGAACTCCAGAGAACGTGTTTGCGTGAAATTCCCCGCCCGGTAAAGAGCCATTAACTGGCCCTTTACTTTTGCGAGGTTTTCTTTCAGACGCTCACTGCGTTTCATTCCTCAGTGCTTTTGGGAATAAAGCAATAGTCAGCGTAAATCTCTATGAACTGCTTGCCTGCGTATTCAGCCAGTTCCTCACTCTTGAAGGCGAGCCGCGAGCCGTAGCTCGTGACCGAGAACGTAGAAACGACGGACGCGCCCGAGCAAACGAGACCGCCATTCGCATTCGCATTGCCGTACGCACGGCCAACGACACGGCGTTCTTTCTTTTCTTCTTCGCTCATACTGTCGAGGTCCTCTTTGCTTATGAGGTTATACCAGCAGTACCATCGACGCTCGTCCTCAGTAAACTGAGGCTCCCACCCTTCGTTGAGGGCGGCAGTTATGATGCGGAGTTTCAGGTAGGCCATTACGTCGGGTTCTTTGGCCGAGTAGCCATACTTGAAGGAGTTGTAGGTGCGCACTGCAGGGTGCTCGTCTCCGAGCTCACGAACCGCGTCCTCGAATGTCTGGACACGCACCTGAATGGGGAGTTCTTTGGAGAAGTCCTCGCCGAGAGCCTCCTTGACTGTTTGGCGGAATTCGTTGCCACCATTACAGTAGCAGGCCGCCAGTTGTTCACTGGTTAATTCAAGTATCATCTTCTTTTGATATTTGGGGTTAATAACTTATTTGCTTATGATGTGGTTGATTTCCACAATGCAAAACTACACAAAAATTATCAATTACACAAGTTTTGCAGTAGAAAAATGCGATTTTTGCGAAGATTTTTTCTTCATTCTGTGGTCAGGCCGGATTGTCATATATCCGAGTTACGGCATTCGGCATGAGCACCTCTATACTACCATTACCACCGCTACGGATATAATCTTCTGACTTTGTGTCTCCTCTTGCAAGAGCCACCCTGACAGCAGCCTCTATGGCCGCTTGGGTGTCGATTGCGCTCCACCCATAAACCTTTCGAGATACAGGGTTCGCCCAACTTACGAAAAAACCGGTGCCGCCGTGATTGCGTCCCAGTCCAAAGGTGGTTACTGAGTAGTACGGCTCACAGCATCGCTCATACACGTCTCCGTCAATGATTATATACCGACGTGCCTTTCTTCTGAGGAGACTTACATACTCATCTTTGGAGCATCTCTCCGAATAGTAGTCTTTCAGTCGCCATTCCCAGTCAATCGAGTCTGCTGTCTGATTGATAAACAACGGCTCTCCGTCTGGCAAATCTTTATCATCTTTTCTTCGATCCTGAACTTGCCGATAGAGTTTGCCTTGATACATGACTACAATTCGCTTTTCATCTTGAAATGCCTTGACGATGAAAGCAGGAACAGCAGCACTCTTTGACACTTCGCGGATACTGATTGAGACCTTACATTCTTTTTCCTCACTCCGAGGTTTTCTACATCGGTATGGGACAAAGGTCTCTTTATATCGTATGTTGATTTCTACTTTCATGGCTCAGCGTGTTTAGGCATGGCCGAAAATTGGCGAGAGATTTCTGCCGCCAACTCATCATCGAGAATGTCATAACTGAACGCTGCAGAATATTCGACTATATTGCCGTGGAAATACACTATGCCGTCGTTGCCGTACACTCTTGAAAAATGCTCAAAGGTGTAACTATTCTCCTGCACCCACTTGATAAGGTCGAGAGGGTTCTCGAAACGTGAGTATCGGGTTATGTAGGAGTAGCCATTTCTCCGCAACTGATGAACGAGTTTAGCCACTTGATTTCGGCTATGCTTTTCATCATAGGGACAGCCGGTGCCTTTCCTCTCTACATCTACGAGGAGCTTTTTGCCTCTGACCTCAATATACCACGGAACATGCGTGATAATCTTGCTGTACCATCCTGAATTAAACAGATTGGCCTCTCCCTTATAAAACTTGATTGGGAATTGGGAGGGAGCGACTTGCGCTCCCAGTCCCATTGCTGAATTTCTCATTTTTCCTCGATGATTGAGACGTTAAAACCTCGTGAGTGAAATAGGCTTTTGATAGCAGGGAGATACTGCGTCCCCGGACACATCAGACGCACTTTGCGTCGCTGATTTGGGTAATTCTCGTTGGTCAGGATTATTATATACTCCTTGCTTGACTCATAGAAGGTCTGGTATGTTATCGTGAGCATATCTTCTTTACTTTGCATTACGAAATTTCTTAACCCATGCCTCGCGCTCATCGAATGTGGAGTCAGTACCAGTAAGTACCCTCGCGGCTGCGTAATAGGCGTTGTCTGTCAGTTGACGTTGCCAGCAGACATTTGTCGGAGACCACCTGAAGCCATTGCTCTTGAGGGATTGTATGACTACAGGTGCCGGCTTTTCATCGTGGAAAATCTGGAGTCGATCTTCTGAGTAGCACTTGACCACTCGGCCGCCATCGAAAGGCAACTCGACATCATCTCTGCTCTCACGTTCAGCCTTTGCCTCGATAACCTTTTGGCAAACATCAGGCAAGTTCCAAAACTTATGCCGAGCAGTGAACACCGGCTTGCTCAACTTTTCGTTGAGTTCTTTGATGAGATTGACAGCACGAGCCACCATGCCGGCGTTGCCGTTGTTGGCAAGTGTGGCCACTTTGCCGTAGATACTATTCACGAACAGAGAGCGTCGGTATCCTCTATCTGTGCCGTCGTCGATAGCCTTGATAGTGCTAACGCTACGGAGTATATCTTTTCTCAGAGGTTCCCATTCCTCGGCCTCACGTTGTTCAGGGGTCTTGGACGCTTGAAAATGCTGCTGTCCTCGGTTAATATAAGACTCTCGCCAACGTCGAAAATCCTCAACCGCTTTGTCGTATGAGTTGTTGGCTTTCTGATTTCGGGCGGTAGGAAATTTGGCCGGGCCGGTAATCATGGGAGAGGCTATGCGAGAATGTTTCGAGAATAGGGCCTCGATACGCTGCATGAACTTTGCATAATACTCAAAGTGCCACTCTTTCGGGAGTTGTGCGAGGTCAGACTGCAGGTCTGCCTCATATCCACGAATGTACTGGAGGGCGCGAGTCTCCGGAGTATGTGAGGTCATGGAGAATGCTCGTCTGGCCACGTCATAGAGACTCTCGAAATTCTCATTGTATCGCCACGCCTCTACCACCCAGTCTTGGAGTTCTCGATCAGAGACGATTATACTTGTCTCTCCTTGCTTGGCTATATTTGAGAAATAGCCATTGCCTACGTTGTGGCCATGATAGAGCCATTCCCAGCAGCCACGTTCAGGGTGGCTTTTCTGCCTGACCGTTGCGGCCCTATGGCAGTTCTTAATTGTTAATGGGGTCTGTTCCATAATCGTATTTTGGTAAACTTATTTGCTTATTTCAGGAGTTGATCTATCTGAGACTTTATCGAGGTGGCCAGCTCCAATCCGGCAGGGCCGAATGCCTGAACCTCTCCACATTGGCCGTCCTTATAGGTCAGACAGGCAAATGTCTTGTCGGGGAGACTAACACTTAATCTCGGACGCCCCCAGTACATATTTATGTTTATGCGAGGCGTTCCGTTGCACCCGCCTTCCTTTTCTTCCTCAAAGGTCGGAATGATGTATAGGCAAGAGATGATTTCTAATTCTTGGCCGTTTCTTTCGGCCTCAATGCCGAGTGCTACATTTCCCCAAAAGCCATCGTTAATAGCGTTATGCTTTTTTGGTTCTTCAACCTCTATGTAGCCGTAGAGGTATGCCATTGATTTTGCTACTTTGAGCATTGCATCGTTTACTGTCATGTCGGGTAATACTTATTTGCTTATTCTTTGATTGAGGGAGGAGGACGGAGCCTCACTCCCGTTGATTATTATGCTGCACGGTCAACTTTCAGGTTTGAGTGGTTCTCGATGAAACCATACTCAAAATAACCTTCCTCAAGACTCTTATCGCATTTTGAGAAATACTTCTCAAGGTATGCTAAGCCACGTTTGCCGGCCCTAACCCAAACTTGCTCCCATTTTTCGGTGCAAATCTCACCGTCAGTGGCATAGTCATAATATTCTACTGCTGCCAGTTTCGAGGAGGTCAAGTCAATCTGGTCGAAATCATCTTTGTCGCTACCTGATTGGATAGTCCAGAGAATTTCTCCCTCATCGTCAAACCCCATTACATAGGCGTTGGTGGACCGGCAATCAGCTATACATTCAGCAGTCATTCGGATATTTTCGGCCATTCCTTTGAGGTTCCATATTGAGATATTGGTCTTTGCCATCTTCGTTTCGTTTAGGGGGTTATGTTTCATTTTGGTACTACAAAGTTAGCCAAAAATTATCATATATGCAAACGTAACAACCTAAAAATCAACACACTATGCGATTTTATTTTTTTACAGGCGACCTTCGTCCATATAAGAGTAAGACGAGCCGTCAGGAGCGAGAATGATGCTATCCAACAATCTCACATCAAGAGTTGCGAGTCCGTCCTTAATCTTCTTGGTTATGCCGTCGTCTTGGTAAGACGGACGCATATTTCCAGAGGGGTGGTTGTGTACGAAGATTACGCCGGTGGCCAGCGAGTCGATTGCATACTTGGCTATAATCCGAACATCGACTATGGTAGAGGCCAGTCCACCCTGAGCTATCTTAGCCCAGCCAATGACGCGGAGTCTCTGATTGAGCAATATGATAAACGCGCTTTCGTAGATAGCGATGTCATCATGGTAGAATTGCTTGGCGAACTTTACCGACTCGGCCGAGGTTTTGCACTCTACTGAGGGGACGAAGTTGCTTGTGGCGGCAATCGTAAATTCTGTAGCTTTGCTTGTTTCGTTCATCTTGTTTCGTTTTTGGGTTACTCATTTGCTTATTGGTTCAGTTGAGAGGCAGGGCCTTGAGAGTCTTGATTAACTCTCCATTTCGATACCATCTTACTTCCATTACTCGTACCGAGGGAGACAGGAACCGGCCAACATCTGCCGAGGTCTTGGCCTGCAGTTGGTATGCTTTGGCCTTATTCTTGGTACGTTTGGTTAGGGTTTTCCTAAACCCGAACACCATGTCTTGGGTGTCGATCTCCACTTTGTAGGAGTCTCGATAAATTATGCCGTTGAGTCCGGCGATAAGGTCGTCAATCTTTTTGCTCATATCAGTTGTGATGTATCATGTTTGCTAAGGGGTCTGAAATAGGCATCGCCCATTTCTCGAACATCTTGCCGGGATTATCGGCAAAATCTTGAGCCACTTTCTTTGTGCTCCATACGAATGGTCTACCGTCCCATGAACAGGCCACATTGCCGTCCTGATCGAACACGCACCAGTCAGAATGATAGAGATTGGCGACACGGTCTCCAATCTGATACCACCCTGTATTGTGGTCTCCTCGTGCTACATAGAGGCCGGTGTGCTCCTTTTCGGCAAAGAACCAGTTAAACTGATTGGCGAGTTTGTTTGCAACCCAGTTGTAAACTCTGCAGTAGGTTTCGAGGCAACGACACTGAGAGTCCTCAATATCCCACGGCAACATTCCGAGGACCTCACCGCTGTCGTGGTAGGTAGCAGAGATAGAGACTCCTTCGCCTTTCTTAATCTCTACATGAGCATAGGAACACTCATCGTCCTCAGTCCACTTTTCAACATAGAGCATCAGAGACTCCATTCGTTTGTTCAGGACAAAATCTTTAATTCTGTCTGCAACTGCCGTGTAGTGCAATGCTTTCATATCGTCGATTTGAGGGGTAACTTATTTGCTTGTCTTATATATTGAGTGTTTGATTTCAACACTACAAAGGTAGTCGAAAATTATCATATATACAAATTTATCAATCTGAAAATCTGCATATTACGACCTGCTTTTGCGTTTTTAACTTTTGCTTACTTTTGCTTACTTTTGCATAGAGAGAGGGCGCTGCTGCTGATTTCTCAGTGGCAACGCCCTCTTTCTATGAACGCAATACGTCAGTTTCAGAATGACCATAAGTTAACGGAGACACCCACGCCGACATACGGCATAAATCCTTTTGGCGTCATTCCATATCCGACTTGTAGGCCTACACTGAAACGCTTTGGTTTGGTAGGCTCACGGATCCTTACGGTAGTTATAGGTTGAGTAATAAAAAGACTATCTAACTTTGCTCTATAGCCACTGACATAGGCCCGGTAATTCTCCGTCTCGTAGGTGGTCTGAGTCATGGGAATTACAACCTCTGCTGAGTCGCCTTTAATTGTTATGGCCAGACTGTCGGGTAATTCTGGAGTTGATGTCTCTTGGCTATCCACGTCAGCTTTAGGCGGTGGAGTTATCGGGATTGTTTCATATACATACTTGACAACGATACTATCACGCGGAACCGGTGCTGTGTCCGGAATTGTAGCCTCTGTTGTGGTGCTGTCAACTACCTCGTATTCAGAGTTCGGAATTACAACCCCGGACTGACAGCCACGGCCAGCGAAAAAGCTAATTGCGCAGAGTATCAGAGCCAGTATGCAAACTACTGATTTCTTCATAAGATATACTTGGAAAATACGTCGATAATAAAGCAGATGAGCAATCCGAGAATTGCCCCTGCCACTATAGGCATAATCGCCCGCGTCAGTCGGTTGATGTCTCTATCATTCATATCTGAGGCCGTCAAATGCGATAGCGTTGATACGTCGTTTCCACCCCTTCAGGAATTTCTTCTGAGAGGGAGACCTTTGGACTATACCCTCGACATGAGTAATTCTGTCCTTATGCAGTTCAGCAAAAAGGCTTTCTGCGACAGAACCATTGACTGCAGAGAGGGTCTTAGGACCTACGATGCCGTCAACCGAGACTCCGAGTTTGCGCTGGGGGCGCTTGATACCTGTAATGCCACTCGCCCACACCCAGTCCACGAGAATGTTTGCGAGAGCCTGATTTTCGATTTCGTCGGCTTTCCACCTATCCCAAAACATCGTTTTGAGAATATCGAGCCACTCAGCATACGAGAGATTACGGAGACCGCTCTCTGTAGCCGTCTTTTTCTTGCGATTGCAGTAGGCAGCATAGGTGGCATAGGTTACGCCGCACATAGTCAAACCGCCTCGATCGTCAGGGTCATTTGCGAGCCCCGTCTTGCGACACTCCATGAACTGTTGCTCAGGAGTCAGCCGTGAGGGGTCATACACCAGTTTCTTCTTGCCGTTTACTACAACTGTCTTGAAACAGCTTTTGGCACCGCCGGCCTCATAATAGAGAATGAACGGTACGAGGTTTTCTACTTTAGCCATGATTACTTGCTTTTGCCTGAACCCTTCTTAGGTTTCTTAGGATTGCACTTTCCCATAATTAACACGAGTATTGAGGTAAACTAATCTTCTACTACTTGCTTACTTTCATCTGCATTATCGTCCTCATCAGGCTCATCGAGCAAATCTTCTTTGCCAACGAGCTTGAAGAAGTTCCACTTTTTCTTTACGCCCTTATACTCAAGGTAGTTGTTGACACACGAATTTAACTCTATGCCGTAGATAATAAACAGCATCGCCATACTTACGATAGGCACTCCAATAGTGATACCGAAAGTTCGGCTACAGACCTCTGCGAGCGTTACCCAACAAAGGTAGTCCACCATCTTATTGAAAGTGCGACGCCACATTCTTGATGGCCGGATTTCCTCTTTGCGTTTCTTGGCCGCGAGGATACCAAAGCGCAGATCGACAAGTACGATTACCATGCCGAGCAAGAGCCACGGGGCGAGGTGTGCGTAAAATTCGCTAAGCACCATGCCGATTGCAGCCATAGCCGCCGAAAAAAGATTGTTCGTTTCGCTCATAAAGCCATTCGGATTAAACGTCCTACAACTACGCCGGAGACTGTCAGTCCCCAGTCTATCCAATCCCACTGACCGCCCCACATTTTATCCTTGAGTTCGAGGGCCGACGCAACACCTACGCCAGCGTATGCAGCGCAGTAAGTATCGTCTGAGCCTAAACCTATGCAGAGGCCGCCAATTAAATGAGCATATCGGTTGCTTGAGCGCAACCACTGAAATATCTTCTTCATTGGTCTATTCTTAATTATGGCTCAAAGTTAGCCACAACCTCTGAGGCTCATACACAAGTAACTGGCCAATCCACTGAACGCTATAATTCAGTCGAGAGGCCAGTTACAACCTTAAACGAAACGATGTGTACTTAGACGTGAACGCCGTAATGGTCGTTCTCGTCGTGGTCGTGGGCAGTAGGAATTGCATTGGCTACTGCCTCAATATTCTTGCTTGCGTCGATAGCGTCAGCATATATTTCTTCTACAGCCTCGCCCAAGTCATTATGATTTGAGGCGCTGCTATTTGGTGTAGACTCACAATCTGCGAGGCCGAGAGGTTTGTCGTTGCCTATATCTGCTGAGCCACGGACTACATGGAGCCGGTCTGTTCCAGTATGTCCGAGACCGCCGCCTCTGCTCTTGCAGGTCAACTTTTCGACTGCTCTTAAAAACGGAGAGGTGGTATGATAAAACGAAAGCTGTGCGATCCGAGCGCCGGCTCTTATTGTAAACTCAACGTCATTGTTTTTCAGAATGATGTGAATGTTGTCTGTATAGTTAGGGTCAATCTTGCCTATCAGGACATCAGCGTCAAACCGCATACGACCTGAGCGAGTCTTTTTGACAGGGAAGATACCGAGGATACGCTTGACTACCTCGGTCTTGATGCCGTAGCCTTCCATACCTTTACTGGAGTGGCCACTGCGAGGCTCTATCTTACCCTCTACTCCATAGGGGAGATTGATAGCAATGTCGATAGGAATTGCTATGCGAGAATGGGCCGGTACTTTAACGTCTCGCGGCAGGCTGAGGTCATAGCCTATTGCACCTCTTACTGACTTTTTGGGGAGGACTGCAGTCGGAGAGAGTAATACTACCTCAAACTCCTTGACTTTTACTTTGGGGCGCTGATTTTTCTTGTTTTCTTTCATGTTGGTTAAGTTGCCTCCAAAGGGCAAGCGTTAAGAGTTTCTCCTAACGCTTGCTTGGGGGCGTTGTGCTTGGGTAGTTATTGTTTGGCGAATGTTACTCTGAGTGATGATGATTTCGTGGGGAGCGGTGCGCAGATAGTTACCAGTGCCCCGGTTTCGTGGTCTACGACCTCAACTTTATCAGGGACACTCTTGAGGAACATCTGACGTGCCTTGATTTTGGCGTCGAGGTTTTCTTTCTCTTTGATGAGCGCGTCATACTCGCTGTCTCCGCACATGGAGTAGTCGTAACGAGTGGGTGTAACTTACACCCACCTTTGCGCCGGCGAATACGGCCATCTTGCCTCGTTCCTCTGCCGCGCTCTGAACAGCGGCCACGATTTCAGGGTTCTTGAGGAACTGGTCAGCGGTCTCGAGCAGGGCCTTGACCTGTACGAATGCTTGGATAGGATCGACGTTGCCTTCTGTTACTTGGGCGACGAGTTCGTCTGCCATTCTGGTTTGTGCCTCTTTGGAGAGGACTACAGACTGAGCGAGAGTCTGCATTGCTTGGGTTTGACTCATAATCGTTAATCGTTTTTGGGGGTTGAGTTTTTTGTTTTCTTGAAGTCTCGTACCGAGAGCAGGAACAGGGAGTACACGATGTACCACAGAATTGCGGCTACTATGCAGCCGATAAAGCCGAGGTGTCCGGCAAAGAGGTGGGCGAGAATGCCTACCGTAGCAAGGACGAGCATGATTGCTCCGAGAACCATCTGGTAGCCGTCCATGATGAGTAATGCTGTTCTTTCTTTCATTTCGTTTGGGGTTTCTTATTTGCTTGATGTTTTTAGATTATCACGTTGTTACCGAGGACTCTCTTTTTATACTTGGCAGTCAGCGCAATATCGTTAAAAACCTTGTAAGGGAGTGTTACACGAGTGGTGTCTATAAAATCCACATGAACCATCTGAATACCTCTCTCCATTGGCGCCCATTTAACCTCAGCCGTTTTATTCTCGAGGCCGGTCTTGATTGCGTTGGTCAGGATTTGAAGATTTCTTTCTGCTGATGTCATGGTCAATCTTCCAAATAGCCGGGCAAGTGCTTTTCGAGATATGCTGAGAGTTCGTTGACCACTTTGTCATCTACCTCAATGTCGAAATCTTCGGTCTCAGGGTTGTACTGGTAAACTGTCAGTTCATCGACAGAAACACTTACCCCAGTAACGTAGGTCTCTCGAGGTGTCCAGTAGCCATCGCCGGTTTCGTGATAGTATCCTGAGGCACTAAATGAGCCTTCCACCATAAAGTCGTCATTCTCGAAATAAATGCTGTTGGTGGCCGAGTCATAATCATCTCGGCAGATTGCTCCGACTTCCGCACCATCGGCAGCATTGTCGAGGATTGCGTCAAAGAAGTCTTTGAGATTTACTGTTGCTGTTTCTATCATGTTCGTTTCGTTTGGGCTACTTATTTGCTTATTGGGTGTGATTTGATTTTCACAATGCAAAACTAATCATAAATTATCAATTATACAAACTTTTACTATAAATTTTTCTTCCTCATCGAAAATAATTTTCTAAGGCTCAAAATCTTATGGAGTCTCACTAAGTATTCTCTGCCAAGAGAATACTCATACTTTTTCTTGTTCTTCTTTATCTTCTTATAGGATAGGCGTATTCGTTTGCCAATCAATTTGCTTATCAACATAGGCCTATTTTTGCTTATCAAAGCAACGCAGAGTGATAGGCAAAACTTATTATAATTCCGAAAGTTACTATAAAATTCTGCTTGTCAACATTCGGTAGATTTTGCCTATTCAAAAATGCCGAAATTTGCCTATCAACCCTATTCAGGCCATTTTGTCTATCAACTTTCGTAGGTTCTGCCTATCACTAACAAGCAAAGTGATAAGCAAAACTGTCGTTATAACAATGTGTTACGCAATTATTCTGCTTGTCAACATTTTGCTTATTTGCTTATCAATGTCTCGTGTTCTCAGAGTCTTGGTTGTATGAATGACAGGCCGTGGCCACTTGAGCCACGCCGATATTACCCACTCCTAAACACTACTATTATGACACAGGATTATGAAACCGATTTACTGTCTGCTGTGGCAACTGAGGTGTGTGATGAGTTGTTCAGCGTAGCAGAGCGAGACCCTAAAATCATGGTCAATAATTGGTGCGCTTTTGCAGTTCTCGCCATATTCAGAGAGGTATCTCTAATACTCGGGGGCGCCGCTATACCTACTCTCGATGAATGTATGGACGGTGGCCACACACCGCAGTGCCTACTTCGCTCTGCCAAATGGGGGCAACTTATGTCTTGGCATGAGGAGCACTGGCAAAAATCTCAATTCCCGGAGTTGTGGCCGCTATACGAGCCATACATCTTCACTCAATCACTAATCATCGGCCGACACGTTCTATCTCCTTAGACACTACATTCAGGCACAAGAAAGGCGCACCCAATCGGATGCGCCCTATTCTTAATCGTGTTCTTAATCGTGCGGAGTTGATTATACTCCAAGTACGATGGCCGGATCTATGTTTAACCTTTGGCTGATTGTTCGTGCTTGGTGTAACGTAGGCTCTCGTTTTCCTGAGAGATATTCACAGACTCTGGCAGGGTTTATTCCGAGCAAGTTGGAGAGAGCGACTTGCGAGAGACCCATCTCGTACATTCTCAATTTGATTACGTCAATCAGCGAGGGTTTACCAATCGGATAATGTTCCTCGTCATAATCAGCGACCAAATTCCCGAGCAGAGTCAGTTCTACCATTCGAGGGTCCTCAGCCGGAGTATCCTCCGGCAAACCTAACATCAGTTCTTCTACTCTTTTCAGAGCAACCTGATACTGCATTTCGTTTTCTATCTTTGTCATCTGTTCTGGTTATATTGTGGAACAATCTATTCTATCGTATTCTTTATGAGTGCCGATAAACCTAATCAACACAAACTGAGGTATAAACTTAATAACAACTACCATTCTATAATCGTTTCCTTTGATGTTGAATACATAGTGCTGATTACCTACATAGTCTACGGAGTTGAATGTCGATTTAATATCAGCGAAACAGCGCCATTGCGACTTCTTTACGGTTGCCACCCAATCCTCTAAGGCTGTCTTGGATTGAGGGTTCTTCTCGTAGTATTCGCGGATTGTACGTTCAGCAATTATTCTCATTTTGGTGGGGTTGTTATTTGCATTACAAAGTTACAAATAAAATTTCATATAATGAAACGATTGACCTTAAAAAATTATCTTATCCACAAATTTTTAATTTGTAGGAAACAGGAGCAGCGCACCTGAACAAATGAGGCGCGCCGCGAAAATACAACTCTTAAAATTATGCTAAATGCTGATTATTTAGTATATTTGCAATGAGAAAAGCACACAACTCTAAATCTCTAAGACCATTAAACTACTTTGCGCATGGCCTCACAGTAGGTAGGCTATTAAACTACTGCAGACGTCGAGCATTAAGCCAACCTCTACCCAAAACACTATATTCCTTCTGTTGCAGATGCCTATAATCAGGAACGCAACGAGAGGTAGCCATAATCCCCAGTTAAGGAGTTCCCACGATATCGAGGCCACGGCCATGATGCCGGCTGAAACATAGTGGACCTCTCTTGATAAGGACTCTTTGAATTGAGGACTGGCCGCTACAAACATGAGTGCTGCCACAGATAGAAAAGCAAGACCCTCGGCCCGTTGGGAGAGTTCTATCCACGGAATGATGATAAGACCGCCGGACATTACGAGAGTCAGCGAGAATAGAGCCTTATGCTTGATATGATAATAGGACTCACTCAACGAGGGCGGTATCCCGTGGAATGATACGAATATGACGATATATGCCGTCAGGATTACTAACGACATAGAGACTAAGACAATCCTCATAATTACTGCTCTGTGAAATCTATCTTGTCAAGTTCTTGGATAGCCAGCCACCCTTCTTTGTAGCATTGCTGCTTGAATGCAACGCCGGCCACTGAGAATTGCGAAAACTCCTCGGCCGAGGCAAAATCGTGGAACGAGGGTGTGCCATCTGGGTATTCTCCTAATTTGAATTCGAGGGGGAAAGCCTCTGCCGGCAGATATGACAGATTTGCCATGACTCCTGTGATATTCGACTGCGTCTCGTTGTCAATCTTGACAGGCTTATCGGCCCACTTGAAACCACGCAGGATTTTCTCGTCGGTGTCCGCATTGATCTGAGCTGTGATGATAGCGAGGATTTCTTCTTCGGTAGGCTTGGCCGAAAATCTTTGCCGATAGTTCCAACCGGTAGCGTCCTCGGCATTATCTTTGCCAAAGCCATAGATGAGTTCCCACTTGTTTTTTCCGATGTTGTAGAGTCCGTCCTGTCGGCCGGTCGCTCCATAGACTTTATTCATGGTGTTGCTTATATGAGATTGAACTGCTTGAGTAATTGCTGGACCTCTTGCTCTGAGGGTGTAGAGTAGCCAAACTTGGCAGGAGATACGAAATTTGCTTTGGGATACTGGCCGGAATAATCCATCTCGATAGAGGCAAAGAATGGCAACTCGCCTTCTTCCTCTATCTGGTCGAGGATATTCCAAATGTCCCTGTCTCCAGTCCACACTTTATGCAGACAGCCGTTATAGATTATCTGCATGATGTATTTTGTCTTGGGTTTCTCAACGAGGTCAGGATTGACACCTCGGGCCGATGCGTCCTGAAGTCTGCGTTGATACTCGTCCTTGTCTCGTCGGGACACTACGTCGCGCTCAAAATCCACTACGGTGAACGCTTTGTTATGCAATTCTCGGGGACTGATTTTGTTCCCACGAAAATTCTTCTTGCCATCGAGCGTTGTCGGGGTAATCTTGAATTCTCCGAAATCTTTCATTTTACGTTTGTGCTTTAATCGTTTATACTCACTTGGTGCTAATAGGGTCTTGAGCAGATGTCGGCAATCCGCATGGGAGGCCATTCCAAAGAATGAGCCAATAAGGTTCTGCCGGCGTTTTCTGGACTTGACCCGCTTAATCGCTTTTGCAAATTTCTTCTTGGTGCGTTTCCTGATACGGGCATGAGTACCGAAATTGACAAAACCGAGAAAATCATCGCCCTCGCTTAGTGGCCTTACAGCCTCGTTAGGCTTGACTTGTAATCCAAGTTTCTCTAACTCTGCCACGAGGATATTACGCAAGAGCCATAATTCCTTTTTGTCTTTGGCAAACATTTCGATGTC